TATACGGATTGGTACAACTCGATAGGGGAAACATAGGCTGATGACTCCAGAAACATTAGACAAGTGGAAAATCCTCCCACGCTTGATGATGCTAGCTATGACCTGTGTTTATGTAAGGTGTATCGAGTGGGCGTTAAGCCAGCCTGATTTGACCACACAACAAGCTGGCTTAGTGTCTGTTGTTACTGGTGCTATGACTGGTGCATTTGCAATCTGGTTAGGAAAGGAAACAAGTAATGAAAGCTCTATACGATAAGTTAACAGATCGACAGAAGAAAACTATGGAGAAACATAGTAAGCATCATAGTAAGAAACACATGATGGCTATGGCTAAAATGATGGTAAAGGGAACTTCTTTCTCTGCCGCACATAAAAAAGCTATGAAAGAAATAGGTAAATGATATTTAAAGCACTTCAACTTGTAGGTGGTATGGCATCTACATGGATAGAATCCAAAGCTGAGTCACAGAAACTTAACCTGGAAATAAAAAAGAAGCAGTTGACTGGAGATATCGATTGGGATTTGGAGGCTATGAAAGGTTCGCAGTCTTCTTGGAAAGATGAATACCTTGTAATTTTATTTAGTATTCCTCTGATTCTTTGTTTCTGTGGTTCTTGGGGGAGAAATATAGTAGAACAGGGCTTCAGAGCCTTAGAAATGATGCCTGAGTGGTATCAAGTAACTTTAGGTTGTATTGTAGCCGCCAGCTTTGGTATACGTTCAGTGACCAAATTCTTTGGGTTACGAAAGAATGGGAAATAATTGGGATAAACGTCGTGAGAATCTTCGCATACATAGGGATTGGGATATTAGAAACTTTAGGAGAAAAGATATGGCATTTAAATTATCACAAAGATCACTGGATAGACTGGATGGAGTACATCCTCAGCTTGTTGAGGTTGTTAAGAAAGCGATTGAGTATACGGATGTAGACTTTGGAGTTATCTATGGTGTTCGTGATTTAGAAACTCAGAAAAAATTATATGAGTCTGGCAAATCGCAGACTATGGCTAGTAAACATTTGATTCAGGAAGATGGTTATGCACACGCTGTTGACCTTATGGCTTATGATGGCAGTAATCCATCTTGGGATATTGTGGATTATGATAACATAGCTGATGCTATGCGTAAGGCTGGTAAAGAAGTTGGAGTTGATTTGGTTTGGGGTGCGGCATGGCACAAGCTTCTTACTATGTCACCGGATAGTGCAGAGGATTTAATGAATGACTACATCGACACAAGACGAAAAGAAAATAGACGACCCTTCATCGATGGACCTCACTTCCAACTCCACACCTAGTCAGTTAGCTTTTGACTTTGATGATTATGATGGGCCGCCAGAGTTGTGGCTTCTTCATCTATGGCTTACTACTGTTTAGTTTTTTATTGATGTTTTCTTCTATTTGTTTTTTTTGCTCGTGAAACATAGCATCATAATATTCTCTCCATTTTTTTTCTTCTGATGGCTTGATTAGAATATCAGCAATAGCTTCTCTGACTTCTTGTCTGATTATCTCTCGAAACTTATTTTTTATTGCTCCCATAACTTTTTCCTTTCTATGTAAAGAGAAATGATATCCTCAAAGTTGTCTGGCTTTCTTGGTGGTATTGTGCTGTAGATATTGTAGGCTTCAAAGCATCTGTTTTCGTTATAGACTTTTTCGCTAAGTTTCTGACATTCTCTTGCAGACTCGAGATCAATAGTCAGCATGAGAATGATAGTGTGTGTCATCTTTTCTATCATAGTTATCTCCGCTGGTAAAACTAGGAGGTCTGGCAAGCAGAGCAGTATTAGACCTCCTAGCATGTTTTAGGATTAGTTTATTTGGAGAAAACTATGTTCCTAAAACGGTATTTCATCATCTTGAAGTTCTTTGTCAATATTATTTTGTTCTGCTGATGCTCTTTTTTCTGTAACCTCGAGCGATAATATTTGACCAGCTTTCGAGTCTTTTAGCCAAGCGGCGATACGCTTCTCTCCAGAGTTAACACCTATTACACCAGATATCTGTGGTGCTGATGGATTGTCTGAGGAGTTATCCCACATGCGTCCTACTTTGACATACACATCTCGAACAACTTGTCCGTCTGGCATTGTATCTCTTGTGATAGCGATACGCTTTTCTTCACCGTCATCATTTAGAGTACCAGTACCAATCAGACTAAGATTTGTTTTTGTCTGCATGTAAAGCACACCTTTATTATTGTTATCATATTGTTGATCCATATTACCTCCTATTAAATTAATGGATTTTTAGTATTTTTATTATTTCCAGGTTCATACTTATTGCCGTCATATTTGCCAAGAAACATATCTGCATCACACCCTATGTGCGATAGAGCTTTTGTTAGTGCATCGGTCATTGCTGATTTAGTAGCTTCTTCATCACTAATTCTTCTGACTAAAGGCTTGCCGTTAACTTGTGCATTAGAGATAAATGTTCGACACCCAGCAACTGGTCCAAATTTATTTTCTGGTAGAGTATGCCAAACAGTGACACGCGCAACTACCATCATCACATCAGCATGACATGGATAATCATACTCGACATCATATCCCCATCCTATACCAACTGGACCAAATGTTTCTGTCATTTTTTTAATCTGATACTGAGCATCAACAGTATTAAAAGATCGAGAACCTATAGTTACTTTCTTCATATGCTTCTCATCTGTTTCACATATTGCGTTCCATATAGCCATTCGATCTTCATACAGCTTTGATTTTTCTACTTTATTCATGCTTTTTCCTTTGCTTTTAATGCATTTAATTTAGCTAGTTTGGCAATCATTCTTACATCATTTGGATGCATTTTTAATTCATCAAACTCTCGTAAATTAAAATGTCTATCGTCTTCAACTATCATACTGAAATCATCATCTGGATGAATCTCAACCTTGTGTATCTCTAGCCACTTGCCTGACCAAAGATCTTTATCTTTCCTTCTTTTACCTCTCATGCTTGCTCCTTTACTTTAATAGTTCTTCTTTTGTCTGTTACGTTTACAGATAATAAATCACAATCCATCTGATATACATCTGGTGGTATGTGGCTCATCAATCTTTTTTTTGCTGACTCGTTTTTCTTTGCAGACTCGAGCGTATCAACATAGTCGTGTGCATCAGCCATGAACTCATTACTGCTGTTCATATCTAGCTTTACTTTCCTATCAATCGCGATGCTTGAAATATCTGGGGTTTCCGCATCACGATTGCTAGGAGGTTTCTTCTTCACTACATGTTTCCAAAACTCTTGAATTTTACCAAGCATCTTGTATGAGTATTCTGGGTCGTATGCAATATGTTTTGACTCCCATTTACTGTTGCCAAATATAACAGATAAGAAACAGCCATCTGGTTTGTAGTTATACTCTTCACAATGTTTATTATGTAAGTGCATATAGAACTGTATCTGCGGCATGTATCTTTCGATTACATCGGTCATGTTTGTAAAAGCATTGGTATGTTTTGCTTCAACAATGTAGCTTTTATTTGCACTATCTATACACATCATGTCTGCTGTACCTTTGAGTGGTACATAGCCATCATCATATCTAAACTCATGTTGAAGTTCGCTCTCAGTGCCAGCCATTTTATAGCCAGGTGAGTATGATTGCACCCACCAATCAAGATTGAACTGCTCTGTGTGTATACCAAGCTGAACTGGTAAACTTTCTGAAAGATCTTCCGGTTCAACTATACCAAGCTTCTCTTGATACAAGTCAAACCATTCACCATTCATAATCCTGATGGCATCTGTGCCACCGATAAAATTTTGTCTATCCATAGTTTTCTCCTTATTTATATGGCTATATTAGTTTCACTTCTGCAACTCGTCAACTTTATTCTGAAACAATTCGAGATAAATTTTACGCATCTCATACTCTTTCTTTACCAATGCGTAAACATCAGAGTAAGGTGGTAGAATACGAAAACTCTTAATAGATTGATTGTAGATATGCATAATGCAATCTGCTGGTAGATCTATCAAACTCTCGATCATAATATCTACACGCGTACTACACTCGTCCATACTCGTTTCATAAGGACGCTGAAACAAGTACTTCCATCGAGAGAACAACTGCTCAACTCTCTCTCTTTTGTGTGGTGTTAGATATGCTTCGACATTCGCAACAGCGGCAATAGCATCAGGAAGTTTATCGACCTCGATGTTAATACCATTTACGCGAACAGTGGATAATGCATTGAGCTCACGAACCAATTGTGCATTTGCTCTTGATGGATCACGAAAAGAAAGGAGGGTAGCGACATTGCCACCCTCACTGATTGATACGACTTTAGACATGTAACCTCCTATGCTGATTTATTAAATTTATAATCCTGAACCAAGTTTGAGAATTTTGGTAAAGTTGATTCAAGCATATCAATTAGTAATTTTATTTTTTTGTCGGTATTAGTTTTCGACATTGGTAAAGATATTTCACTCAATTCATCAATCATTTGTTTAGTATCGGCAAGAGTATTCATTATCTCTGCGTTTTCATCACAATCGAGAACTGATTCTATCGCATAAAAATAGTGATATAATTTATTTGATAAGTCCTGAAGTTTCCACAACTGTTTAGCTGTTGCAATCTCTCTAGGGTTGTCACCACTTGTGACACCATAAAAATATTTTGACTGCACAGAGTTAAGAGTTGTGTAAGATTTAAGTGTATTAAGTATTTTCATACTATCCTCCAATAAGTTTTTTAAATGTTGATTCCCATACTCGGTCACTAATTACTACACAGTATCGAGGGTCACCAGTCTTTCGCTTGCACACTGCGATATCCCTATCTTCAAGGAGATTAAATACGTTTGGAAAAGAACTCTTATCTCGATACTTTACTTCTACAAAGAGAAC